CGCGGCGTCGGCTCCATCGTGCTCGACGGCAATCACAACAAGGCCAAGGTCACGTCGGCGAGCGGGCACAACACTTTCCTGACGCTGGATTCGACCGATCTCGGCAATCTGATGTCGTCGGTGCAAGCCTCCTCGATTCCGAATGCGGCCTGGTATTGCTCGCAGACCTGCTTCGCGCAGACCTTCTGCCGGCTCGCGGGCGGCACCGGCTACCTGCCGATGGCCGAGACCGACGGGATCCTCACGCCGCATTATCTCGGCTTCCCCGTCATCCTCACCCAGAAGCTGCCGCTGATCAGCACGACGCTGACCGGCAAGGCCATGCTCGCCTTCGGCGACATGTACCTGGCCGGCGTGCTCGGCCAGCGCCGCGGCATCACCTTGGCGCGTTCGGCGGACCGCTATCTCGACAGCGACGAGATCGCCGTGCTCGGCACCGAGCGTTTCCACGCTGTCGTGCACGATCTGGGCGACAACACCAATTTCGGCGCTGTCGCTGCGCTCGTCGCGCCGTGATGCTGCGCTGTAATCGGAGATTCCGCGCATGACTCTCTTGACGGTCGACCAGTTCCGTGCGTCCGCGAAGGCAGGCGCGCGTCCGGAGGGCACTGTCATTCGCGTTGCCGCCGCCGACCCGCAAGCCGTCGGTGAGGACAGCCGCAAGCTGCGCTTCGTGTTCAGCGACGGCACGGTCGACCGCTCCGGCGACAGCATCGATCCGGCCGGCTGGGAGATCGATACCTTCGCCGCGAACCCTGTGGCGTTGTGGGCTCACAATAGCTTCGAGCCACCGATCGGCCGCGCCTCGAATGTTGGCGCCATCGGCGGCAAGCTGATGGGCGACATCGAGTTCATGCCGGCAGACATCAGCGCCTTTGCGGATTCGATCTACCGCATGGTGAAGGGCGGCTATCTCAAGGCGGTGAGCGTCGGGTTCATCCCGCTGGAATGGACCTTCGTCCAGGACAAGGATCGTCCGTTCGGGATCAACTTCTCGAAGCAGGAGCTGCTGGAGATTTCGGTGTGCCCAGTACCCTGCAATCCCAATGCGCTGCAGGAGGCCAAGGCGCAGGGCATCGATACCGGCCCGCTGCGCGAATGGGCGTCGAAGGTTCTGGATGAGGGCGGCCAGATCCTGATCCCGCGCAATGTGCTCGAGGAGACCTTCCGCCAGGCCAAGACCCCGCGCACCACGCGCCAGAAATATCTCGCCAAGTCCGAGGCGCCCGACTGGAAGGTCGGCGCGGCGCGCGATCTGCCGATCGACGATGCTGATACCTGGGACGGCCCCGCAGCCGCCAAGCGCATGCTCGATGAGGCCGGCTTCGACGGCGAAAATCCCGACGCCGCCAAGGCGGCGCGCGGGTTTCTCATCCATGACGCGGCCAATCCGGCGCTGCGCGGCAGCTACAAGCTGCCGTTCGCCGATATCGTCGGCGGGGCGCTCAAGGCGGTCAAGCGCGGTGTCAGCGCCGCCAAGGGGCGCCTTGATCAGACGGATGCTCCGGCTGCCGTGCTCGACGAGGCCAAGGCCGTCATCGATGGCTACGAGACCAAGATCGCCGCCGACGGCGACAAATCCAATCCGGTGCCGGTCATAAAAGCCGGGCGCCGCATCTCCAGCGCCAACGAGGCGCTGCTCAACAAGGCAATGGACCATCACGCGTCCGCAACCAAGTGCATCAAGGATGTGCTCGACAGCAACGCGGCTGCCGATCCTGATGGCGATCAGGACAACGACCTCGAGGTCGTGGTCCCCGATCCGATCGTTACCGAGGCTGATAAGCGCAAGCAACGCATCGCAGATGCGAAAGCGCTGAGGGCCTCCGTCAAGGCGTAGCTCCGAGGTTATCCCGAATTCACCGACCGCCGGTCAACCGATCGGCGCGCCGCGCATCGCGTCGCTGGCACTGCAATGCCCCTTCATCCGCGCGCTTAAGGCACGCGCTCCCAGCGAAATGGAACAATGCGATGAGCAGCAAGAAGCACGAGCTCAAGCAGATGCTCGCGAAAGCGGCCGACGAAATCGAAGTGATGGCCGGCAAGTCCGAAGACGAGGGTTTCAAGCAGGAAATCTACGACGCCCTCAAGGAGAAGTTTGTCGAGCTCAACAAGCAGCTCGGCCGCGTCGAGGAAGCGGAGAAGATCGCCGCCAATCTGGCGACCCCGGTTCCCGGCCAGGACCGGCTGACACCGTTTGCGCCGCCCTCCGCGCACAAGCTCTACGGCACCATCAAGAACTTCCGCGATCGCGAGATCGAGGGCCGCACGGTGCGCGCCGTCGATCAGGCCTATACGGCCGGCATGTGGTTCAAGGCGACGTTGCTGGACAACGCCGAGGCCAAGGACTGGTGCAAGTCGCGCGGCGTGCCGATCACCAAGGCCCAGGGCGAAGGCGTCGACAGCGCCGGCGGCTTCCTGGTGCCCGAAGAGCTGATGGCCAACATCATCGTCCTTCGCGAGCAATTCGGCGTGTTCCGGCAGGAATGCCAGCTGGTCCCGATGGGATCGGATACGCTCAACTGGCCGCGCCGCACCGGCGGCCTGATTGCGTCCTTCACCGGAGAGAACCAGGCGGCGACCGAATCCCAGGCGTCCTGGGACAACATCAACCTCACCGCCAAGAAGGCTGCCGTGCTGACCCGCATGTCGACCGAGATCGAGCAGGACGCGGTGATCGCGATCGCGGACTGGCTGGTCGGCGAGATGGCCTATGCGTTCGCCTCGAAAGAGGACGACTGCGGCTTCAATGGTGACGACACGTCGACCTATGGCGGCATGCGCGGCACCACCGTGATCGCGGTCGATTCGACGCATACCTTCGGCAAGTTCCAGACGACGAGTGCCACCTTGAGCTCGATCGTGCTCAAGGATTTGACATCGTTGATGGGGCTATTGCCGCAGTACGCGATCGGCGGCGCCAAATGGTACATGTCGCAGCAGATGTTCTACACCGTCATCGCGAACCTGCTGGCTGCCGCCGGCGGCAACCGGCTCGATATCCTCTCGCAGGGCATCGAGAAGCGGCTGCTCGGCTTCCCGGTGGTGATCGCGCAGAAGCTGCCGATCAGCGCCCCCGGCGCCGGCCTCGTGCAGTTCCATTTTGGTGACCTCTCCCGGGCCGCGATGATGGGCGAGCGCCGCGGGGTCACGATCAAGCGGTCGGATCATCGCTACTTCGAGAACGATCAGATCGGGCTTCTCGGAACCGAGCGGTTCGACGTGAACGTCCACGACATGGGCAGCACCTCGGTCGCGGGACCGCTGGTCTCGGCCGTCTCGCCGTAATGAGCCTCGGCCTGCGCTGATCGAGCGCAGGCCGTTCTTCCAGTTCGGCGCAATCTCCCCCCATCAATCTCTCTCACCTCGCCCGAAGGAGGGCAGCTTCCATGACTGTTCCGCAGGCCAAGCTCATTCTCGATTCCGTGACCGGATCGGGATCGGCGACCAACGCCGGCACCTTCACGTCGGCCAACATCGATCTTCTCGGCGTCGACTATGTGACGATCGATATCAGCGCCACCACGCAATCGGCCTCGACCCAGGCCGGCTCGCCTTCGGTGCTGAAGATCCAGGAAAGCGACACCACGGTCGTCACCTCGTTCGTCGACGTGGTCGGCTTCCGCGGCGGCTCGGCGGCCGCGACCAACGTCGACTTCGTGGTCGCTGTCGGCAAGACGACCGGCATCAATGCCTACAAGTTCAACGTCGATACGCGCAACCGCAAGCGCTACCTCAACGTGGTCGCGTCGCCCACCGCGGCCCAGACCTTCGAGGTGACCGCCAACGGCTTCCGCGCCGAGCAGGCGCCGAACACGGCGGCCAAGGCCGGCGTGCTCAATCTCGTCGAAGGCTGATCCGTTCCGGCCCGACAGCCGGACGTAACATCAGCGCTGATCAGGCGGGGCCGGGGTGTCGGCCTCGGCCCCGCCGTCCTCCCGACAGAGGAAAGAGGAACATGGAAGAGCAGGCATTCACGATCATGAGGCTGCGCGACGGTGGATATATAGTATCCTGCCAGCGCGAATACTCCGAAACGGGCAGCCTCCGCGTGCCATTCTTCGCTTCGGCCAAGATCGGCGAAGCTCTGGAGTACGTCAGGGAAAAGCTTGAGCCGCGCGCGGCGCCGGGAGGTCGGCAATGACGCGCGATTTCGAGCCGATCAACGAAACCAACATGACCGCCGACGGCCTCGGCTATCGCACTGCCGCCGTGCGGCCGGTACTGCGCCTCGATCTCGGCGCCGGCAAAATCTCGCCGCCAGGCTTCGCCCCAGTCGGGCGCGATCACGGCACCGAAATCTTCCCGCTGCCCTATGGTGACGGCACGGTTGACACCATACGCGCCAGCCATGTCCTCGAGCACTTCCCGCACGGCCAGGTCGAGGCGGTGATCAAGGATTGGGTGCGCGCGCTCAAGAAGGGCGGCAAGCTCAAGATCGCGGTGCCGGACTTCAAGAAGATCGCCGAAGGCTATCTCGCCGGCGAGCAGGCGCCGCACGAATGGCATCTGCTGGGTGGCCAGACCGACTCCAACGATTTTCACCACGCGATGTTCGATCGCGAGAAGCTGCGGCAGCTGCTGGCGGGCGCGGGCTTGGTGCTGACGCGGCCGTGGGTCTCGGAGATCGACGACTGCGCCGCCTATCCGATCTCGCTCAACCTCGAGGCCAGGAAGCCGCACGTCGATGAGCTCAAGGTCTCCGGCGCGATGAGCGTGCCGCGCCTCGGTTTTATGGACAATCTTTTCTGTTGCATCGAGGCAGTGATCCCCTGCCAGGTCAAGCTGCGCAAACACGGCGGCGTGTTCTGGGGGCAGAGTCTCACCAAGGTGTTCGAGCGGATTATCGAGGAAGACGATCCGGACTGCATCCTGACCGTCGACTACGATTCGATCTTCCTGCCGAAGCATCTCGCGCACTTGATGCAGTTGATGATGCTCTATCCGCACATCGATGCGCTGGCGCCGATCCAGTCCTCGCGGCACCTGCCGACCACGCTGTTCACGGTGCATGGCACCGAGGGTGACAATGCACCCGCGATCCCGCGGACCCAGTTCGAAGGCGACACCACGAAGGTGGCGACCGCGCACTTCGGGCTTACGCTGATCCGGACCGCCGCGCTCAAGCGGATCAAGAAGCCCTGGTTTCACTCCTCGCCGTCGCCGGCCAATGATTGGGGCGAAGGCCATGTCGACGAGGACATCGCCTTCTGGCGCAAGTGGGAGGAGGCCGGCAACACGCTGCACCTCGCCAACCGCGTCTGCATCGGCCACGCCGAGCTGATGGTGCGCTGGCCCGACGTCAACCTGCAGGTCCACTACCAGTCGATGACGGACTTCCAGCAGAAGGGCGTTCCGGAGGAAGTCTGGACATGATGCGCGCCTTTATCGACTACGGCGTCCGCATGCTCACCGGCTACGACAGGAAGGCCCGACGCCAGCATGGCCAGAACCTCCATCACGACGATCGTCGCGCCGCTGGCGACGTCGCCGTTTCCAAACGGGCAGCTGATCGACCTCCTCGACCTGATCACGCTGAAGGACGACCTGAAGATCCTCGACAGCGCAAGTGACGCTTTCCTGCGCCGCGGCATCACCCGAGCCTCGACGGTCGCATCGAAGTATTGCAACCGGATGCTGCCGGAGAGCAGCTTCCAGGCGCAGGGCTACCAGGATCAGATATGGAGCCACAGGGAGCCTTACCCGTCGCGCTTGCTGATGGGGCTGGCGCCCACGCTGCAGCTCGGGCGCTGGCCGCTCCTGGGCGCGCCCTCGCAGGCTGGGACGGCACCCCCGGTCGCGGCGCCGAGCTTGTCGAAGGTGGCCGGCGGGGCACTGGCAGCGGCGACGTGCTACGTGCGGACGACCTACGTGACGGCGAGCGGGGAAACGGCAGCTTCGCTCGAGGCGAGCCTGGCGGTGCCGGCGAGCAATCTCTTGGTGGTGGCGTCGCCGCCGGCCGATGTCGCGGCCTTGGCGATCGGCTGGAACGTGTACGCCTCTTCGACAGCAGCCGGGGCCGAGACCCTGCAGAACGGCACGACGCCGATCGCGATAGGGACGGCCTGGACCGAACTGACCTCGGGGTTGGTGGCAGGCACAGCGCTGCCGCAGGCAGTCCTGGTGATCGAGGACGCCAATATCAATCACGTGGCCAACGTGCCGGTCGCGCTGATCGAGGGGGTGGATTTCACGGCCGACCGCGCGTTCGGGCAGCTCACCCGGCTTTCGACGAATGGGCAGCCGCGCCACTGGGATTCACGGCCGATCGTCATCCAGTATCCGGCCGGCTACACGCTCGCGAACCTCGCCGACGCGCAGGAAGCGGTCGTGCAAATGGTCAAGGAGCGTTGGTTCGCCCGCACCCGGGATCCGATGCTACGTCAGGAAAACATCTCCGGCGCCTACGAGGCCTCTTATTGGATATCGGCGCTCGCGGATCGCGGCGCGATGACGCCGGAGGTGACGAGCCTCCTCGATCAGTACCGGGTGCCGGTGATCGGGTGACCGGTGCTCGCCGCCGAGATCGAGGTCTGGCGCTTCCGTTTGCGGATCGAGCGCCTGCGCGTGGCCTGCGTCAAGTTTCAGGAGCGTGATCCGATGGCCGGTGAGATTCGCGAAAGCATGGCGGCCTTGCGCGCCGCCAAGCAGAAGATGATCACCGACATCAAGGCAGAGATTGCCTCGATCGCCAACGAGGTTCATGCGACCAAGTCGGATGCGCTCGATGCGCTGCAGCTGCCGCGCGCGGAACTCGACGCCACCAAGCAGGAAATCCGCGAGATCAGGCAAGAGTTCGCTCCTGCGACTAATGGCGGTCCTCCCGGCCCTTTGCCCGATACGGAGAGCTCGGCGGACTCATCCGGAGCATCCGCGATCTCCGGGGTGCCCGCAAAGAACCTCACCCATCGCGCCGGCTGATGGCCGGCGGCTAGACCGGTGTCTTGGATGCGTATCGGGCTCCGGTATTCGGGTGAGTGAGGTATGTTAGCCAAAGGATCAAGCGGAGTCGCCTTAAGGCTGAACCGATCACCGTTAGCCGGGCCGCTATACTATGCGATGTTTAACAAAGGCCTTGATGCTGACGGCTTGCTGCACCCGTCAACTTCGAATGACGGCATAAACTTCACGGCGCGGGCGACCTACAACACATACACGACCCATGCGTCATCAGGGCTCGCTGGCGATCCAACTCTGCTGAATTACAACGGCAAAATGTATGTCTCGCTGTCGCCGGGGGTTGGTTTCACATTCACGAACAACACGCTGGAAATAGCATCTTCCACCGACGGGGACACTTGGACGTATCTCTGTAGCCCCGACTTCACGGCCATTCTCGGGGGTGCTTATAACGAGGTATGGAACGACAGTTGGTTCGTCGATGTCAGCGGCTTGCCGTATATGTTCATCGATCGGAATCAGACCAGCAATCATCTACAGCAGGACGTTTGGTTGGTTCAAGCCACCAGTTCCGATCTCTCGACGTGGGGAACGCCGGCGAAGGTCACAGGGACGGGATTCCCTTCCAGCATCCAGAGTGTCTTCGTCGTCCTGTCCGGCGGGACCTATTATTTGTTCTACAAAAACAACGTCTCCGGCCAGCAGTACATCGAGCTTGCAACCAATAGCGTCTTTGCAGCGACCGGTTGGACGGTCATCAAGACTGGCGACTGGGCCGGTTGGGGCTCGCCGCGCGAAACGCCGTGGATCGTTCCGAAGCCGGGGAATGCCTCGGAGTATCGCATCTATCTCGACAAGGATGGCGCCGGCTACGTCTACAGCGACAGCACCGGCGGATTGACTGGAACTTGGTCGGCCCCAGCCGCTGTGTCCTGCGACTTCGGTACGCCGCAGCATGGCAGCGTCGTCCTCAATCTGACCGGGCATTGAAATGTCGATCGCATTCAATGCGTCCGCCGATCTTGGAAACAACGGAGCGGGAGGAACCTCTTGGACTGTCAGCTACACCTGCGGATCGGGGTCCAATCGGCTCCTCGTCGTAGGTTTTGTGGCGGCCGTCAACTCGAACCTGGTTACCGGCGTGACCTATGGCGGCGTGTCAATGACGCCGTCGCCGAACAATCCCTTGATCCCAGGCGCACCTACTACTCAACGCTACGCCTATCAATTTTATCTCCTGAACCCCGCGAGCGGAGCCAACAACTTCGTTTTTTCCGCAAGCTCGTCCACCGTTTTTGAGGCATGCGCGGCCGATTACACGGGCGTCGGTGCCTTCGATGCCAGCAACAGCCAGACCATCACAGTCAGCGCGGGTTCGCCCAACGTTACCGTCACAACGGTGGCCGATAATTGCTGGGCTATCTTTTCGTGGGGCGGATACGCCGGCGGCGCAAATACGCCCAGCGCCGGAAGCGGCCTCACGCAGCGATCCTACGGAGCGGCATTTAGGGATAACGGCATAGGCGACAGCAACGGGGTCATTCACCCGGCTGGCGCCCATAGCATGACCGAGAACATCAATTCGTCGCCGACGTCTGGGCAGGCGATGGCGATGTCGTTCTCGCCCGCCGGGGGCGCGCCGCCGGCAGCAACTCTTATGGTGCCTATTCGCCGCACGATCTACCGCTGAAATCTCTCTTCATACCTCAGACGATCATGGTCTGGGCCACTCTCCCAACCCACAAGGAGGCTTAAGTCATGGGTCGTCGCATCTATAATGCCGGATTCGACACGGTGTCGATCGGTACCGCGGTACAGGACATCTTTTCGCTGCTCACCAGTGCGGCCAAAGGCCTCCAGGTGCATTGGGCGCATCTGGCGGCGGCCGGTGTGACCACGGCGGCAGAAATCCGCATACGCATGAAGCGTGGCACCGCGACGGTGACGCAGGGCTCCGGCGGCTCGGCGCCGACACCCGGCATCGTCGATGGGGGCGATAGCCTGGCTGCGACCGTCACGGCGCACTGCAACGACACTACGCAGGCGACCACCAGCGGCAATTTCACCGGCTTCGTCGAGTATGACCAGTGGAACGTGCTCCTGCCTTGGGACTATCAGCCCGGCCCCGAGGACGAGGACCGCCCGACCTGCCTGGTCAGCCAGGCCTTCATCATCGATCTGCCGGCGGTGATTACGGCGACCAGCGCGTCCGGCTTCATCCGCTGGAGGGAGTTGCCGTGAACCTCGCGCGTCTCATCTCGCCGCGCGAGCAGAAGCAGAACCAGCTTTTCCTCAAGCTGGTTCACGCCGTCGCCAATGAGCATATCGAGACCATCGCGGGTGCCTGCATCAATCTGCTGATTACGGTCGTGCATCGCATGAACGTGAAGCAGGGCGATGCCGAGGCGCGATGGGACGATCTGTTCGGGCAGGGCAAGGAACTCCTGCGGGCGCGGTTCAAGGAGCAACAGGAGAAGATTCTGCGCGCTTCATGATCCTCTCCTGATGACGGGCGGCGCTAATGACGACCTTTACCTTCGTTTCGCGCCGCCTGCGCGGGGTCGCGCGCCGGCGGAAACTGTTGCTGCCGCCGGCGAATCCCTCATCGCTCGTCCGCGCGCGCCGGGCTGTTCAATTCAAGCGCCGGCGCCTTTGGCCACGGCAGCAGAAGCGCCTTGTGCTGGCGCCGATGCTGGTGCTCTGGCGCCATCTTCGCCAGCAGATCAAGCGCCCGAGATTTTTCAGGCGACCGCGTAAGCTTCTGTTGCTGCCGGCATTACCCTCTTCCCTGTCGTGGCGGCGTCCGCTGCGGCCGAGACTGCGGCGCGTTCGCCGCCGGTTGGTCAGGCATCCCTTCGTCGCGCCGGCGATCCTGACGATCGTCTGGAAAAGGATGTTGCGCAGCCGCGCCCGGTCCTCGCGTCCGGTGCGTGGATTCCGGCTCATCAGGCGCATCGTCTACGCGCCGCCGTTGCCGTCTTCGCTGGTTTGGAAAAGGCCGCTGCGGCCGAAGATCAGGCCGCGCAAGTTCAAACCAGTCCGGCATGTCGGCATCTTCCAGCGCTTCGTGCTGGTCTGGAAGCGGATGTTGCGCCCGCGACTTCGCCGTGGACACTGGCGATCCTTGCATCGGGCCTATCCGTTTGCGTTCCAGCCGGCGAGCTTCGTTCCGTTCAAGCGTTTTCCGCGGCCGAAGATCAAGCGCACCGGCGGCCGAGTGCGCCGGTTCAAGTTCTCGGTCATCGGCGCCGCGATCGTGCTCGTTGCCAATCCCGAATACATCGTCGGCTTCGTCAAGCGCGTCATCCGCAAGCTTCCTCTCGGATTGGGTTGAGCGATGTACGCGGGCGCCGACTTCGATCCGATCGACGTCAATGAAAAGCCGGTCCTGACGTTGGACTTTGCGCTCTATCCGCTGGCCGTTGGCGAAACGGTCGCTAGCGTGGTGTGGGCGTGTACGGTTGCCGACTACGCGACCGTGACCGATCCGACGCCATCTTCAAGGCTGTTGACCGGCCCCACCATCTCGGGAACGCAAACGCTTTACCAGGTCGGCACCATGATTGCCGGGGTCAAGTACCGGATAGCCGCACAGGCGACGACGAGCCTGGGGCAGATCCTTAATCTGTATTCGTTCGTGCTGTGTCAGGATCCGGCGGCGGTGACGTGAGATGGTCGACACGAATGCCTTGGCGGGATATCGGCGGGCGATCGCGCGGGCAGGGCAGCCAGTGACGTTCCAGCGGGTGACCGGCCAGGCGCCGAATGTCACAACCGGCAACTATCAGGTGAGCGCGATCTTCCGCGCCTATCAGCCTACGACCGCGATAGGTGGGACGGTCGTGCGATCGGCGGAAATCACCGAGGGTCTGCGCGAGTTCATCGTGCTTAGCGACGATCTCAGTGCCGCAGGGTTTCCTCTGCCGCTCCTCAAGAACGACAAGATCATTGTCGGCACCGAGAAGTTCAACATCACTGAGGTCGATCCCGGCACGCGCATTATTGCTGGGGCGATCCAGGGCAAAGCGGTTGGTGTGTGATGGCGGCGCGCGCGCTTGATTTCAAGGTTGATATTACCCCCGCCATGCTGCGGCTGGGCAAGCTGCCCAACGATGTGCGCAATGCTCTCAAGGCCGAGCTCAACGTGCTCGCCATCAAGGTGCGCGACAAGGCCAAGGAAAACGCCGCGAGCCTGTTTCAGGTGCGCAGCGGCCATTACCTCGCCAGCATCAAGAAGTCGGTTCGCTCCACCAAGACCAGCGTCGTCGCGCGGGTCTATTCCAACGATCCGAAGGCGCATCTGCTCGAGAAGGGCGTCAGGCCGCACGATATTCGCGCGGTGAACGCGACAGAGCTTGCGTTCCTGTCCTTCTTCGGCGCGCAGTCCTTCGCCCGCATGGTGCATCATCCTGGCATGCAAGGTCACGCGGTCTTTGGCAACGCCTTCTTCGATGTGCTCGGTGAGATCAAGGTCGATCTGACCGAGGCTGTGCAGAAGGCCACAAAGGAGAATGCGGCGCAGGCGCCGGCGGCGCAAGCATGAGCGGCCCGACCCGCAAGGCGGTCGCCACGGCGCTCTTGGCGCAGCTGGCGCCGGTGGGCTCGCCGTTCGCGCAAGCTAATGTCGGCCGACGCTTGCGCAACCCAGAAGGATCGGCTTCGCCCGGCCAGCCTGGCCTCTTTGTGATCAAGCCGCACGAGAAGTTCGATCGTTCGAAATCGATGCTGCCGCCGAAGCGGGATCTTCACTTCCTTGCCGTGATCTACACCGACGTCGGCAGCGACGAGACCCTGATCCCCGCCGATATTATCGACGATCTGATCGATTACATCGAAGGCCAGCTCGCGCCCGATACCGCAACAGGGCGGCAGACGCTCGGCGGCCTGGTGCAAAGTGTGCTGATCGACGGCGACGTCAATTTTGCCCCTGGCGACGACACAGGCAAGGGCGAGACCGTCATTCCCATCCGCGTCACGCTGCCGTGAAACCTTCCCCGATAAGGAGAGAATAGATGTCCGCACCCTTTGCCGCCTTCGGCCCCGGTATTGTCATCGTGACGCGGACCGATCTCCCCACGCCCGTGCCGGTCAATGTCGGGTATGCGCAAGAGCTCACGATCGACTTCACGGGAACGACAAAAGAGCTTTACGGGCAGAACCAGTTTCCGCTGGTGCAGGCTAGAGGCACCATCAAGGCGACCGGCAAGATCAAGGCTGCGACGATCTCCGGCGTCGCATGGAACAACGTGTTCTTCGGGCAGACGCTGTCGGCCGCAACCGGCTTTGCCTGGAACATCGCGGAATCGCATTCGATTCCGACGACGCCTTTTACAGTCACCGCCACCAACGGGGCGACCTTCGATGCCGACCTTGGTGTCACCTATAATGCCACCGGCTTGCCGCTGCAGCGCGTCGCATCAGCTCCGACGACCGGCCAATATACCGTCAATACCACAACCGGCGTCTACACCTTCGCGGCGGCCGATACCGGGCTGACGGTGCTGCTCACCTACACCAACACCATCACCATGGCGACCAGCCAGAGCCTGACCATCGCCAACAAGCAGATCGGCGTGACGCCGACATTCCAGCTTGATTTCTATACGTCGCTCAATCAGCCGACCGCGCTGCCATTTGCGGTCCGGCTGTTTGCTTGCGTCGGCGGCAAGCTGGCGCTCGCGACCAAGCTCGAGGACTTCCTCATGCCGGAGATTGATTTCGGCTTCTTTGCCAATGCATCCGGCAACGTGTTCGAGGCGGTGTTCCCGCAGATTTCGTAAAAGAGATCGCCTAGCAGTCCTAATTGGAGGATCAGCGTGTCGAAAGTCATCACAGTCAAGCTCGGCGATACGGAATATTCCGTACCTAAGCTCAACATCGGCCAGTTGCGGGAGGTGAGCAGGATCATCACCGGTGATCGCGCGGAAGTGTCGTTCGAGGTGCTTGGCGTCGCGCTGCGCCGCGCCGATCCGAAGGTCGACGACGTCAATATGATCGAGGCCGAGGTCGATGAGATCGGCAAGGCGGTGACGGACATTCTCGCTTTCGCCGGCTTCAAGAAGGAAGCCGCAGACCCAAACTTGCCAAGCCCGGCACCGCGAGCCGGGTAGATTTCTTCGAGGATTTGTTCGGGCGGCTGATGACCGATTGCGGCTACACGCCAGCGCAGATCTGCGACATGACGCTCGACGACGTGCTGCCGCTGTTCGCATACTGGCGCCGCTACCCGCCGCTGCGCGACCTGGTTGCGGCTTTCGTTGGCTTCAAGCCGGCCGAGCCGGAAGAAGAGAAAGCCCGCCATCTCGACGCCGACGGCATGCGCCGGCTGATGGCGGCGACCGGCGGCAAGATTCCTGGCATGGGTGGAATGTAGCATGGCCGACGTCCAGGTTACATTCGGCGCTTCGCTCGAAAAGCTGATCGAGGGCGTCGATGGCGCTAGGAGCGCGATCGAAGGCTTTAAGCAAAATGCCGAAAGACTCGCTGAAGCGATAGGCATCGCGTTTTCGGTCGAGAAGCTCGTCGAGTTCGTCGAACATATGGGTGAGCTCGGCCTGCAGACCGAGCGCACGATGGCGATGCTCGGCACCTCGGCCGAGCAGACGGGAGTCCTGGGTGGCATCGCCAAGCTTACGGGCGGCGATCTGGAGGGCATGACGGCCTCCATCGAGCGCATGTCTCTCAATATCCAGAAGTCCACCAAGGATGCCTTCAATCCGGCGGCGCAGGGCCTCAAGGTTCTGGGACTTAGCGCCAAGGAACTGATCGGGCTGCCGACCACAGAGTATTTTCTCAAGCTTTCCGAGGCGGTGTCGAAGTTCAATCCGTCGCTCAATCTCACCAATGCTGTGATGGCGGTCGGTGGCCGCGGTGTCGCGCAAATGCTGCCGATGCTGCAGCTCGGTGCCGATCACTTCCGGGAGCTGGAGGCTGAGGTCAAGAAGACCGGGTCGACGCTCGATGACGCACAGGCTCATGCCTTCGCGCAGACGCACGAAAAGCTCACCTTGATGGGAATGAGCGTCGAAGGCCTCGGCATCCGGATTTTCAGCGTCCTCAAGCCGGCGATCGACGGCGCCATCGAGTGGTTCACGAAGCTTGTCCAGAGCATCGACCAGAAGACGATTCAGTCGGCATTGACGACGGTGATCGACGCCATCGCAAATATGATGTTGAGCCTAATCGATGTGGCCGAAAGCTTAGGGAAGCTGATCGACGAGGTCGCCGACAAATTCAAGCTTTTGGCGGTGCCGTTCATAGTCGTGAATGCGGTCGCTACCGGGCTCAACAAGACCATCGACGCCGTCGTTAACACGCTGACCTTTGGCACCGGTAAAGTCGCCGAACATGCGGCCGCTGTGGTCGTTGCGACCGGAAAATACGATGAGCTGCGAGCGAAGATCGACGCCGCTCGTATCGCCGCCGATAAGTATGCCGCCGGGCTCGGTTCGGGGGGTGCCGCCGGCGATGCGGGGAAGAAGCTCAATGCGCCCGGCATCAACATGGATGCAAAGTCGGGCATGTCCGGCCAGATGGAGCAGTTTCAGACGCAGATCAAGCTGGCGGATGAGGCCTACAAGCTGACGCAGGAAAGGCTCTCCAGTGAACTGAAGCTCCATCAGATCACTCAGGATCAGGAGACGCAGGGGCTGCTCGCGGCGCTTGACAAGCGCCACGCC